AGAGCCTGGGTTGTAGACACCCAAGCCACTGTTAAAGAGGCAACTGTAAAAGTGCCAAAGGAAAAACGTGCTTAAGCTAATTACCAATTTATTTCATGCCTCAGTTTTTTATTTAGGCATAAAGTTTACCAAGCTCAAAGCCTTGTTTTTTGAAAGAACAGGGCAACATGAAAAAGTTAAGGTCACTAAACTGGCCTTAAAAGCAGGGGACACATACAGGTTGGGGGAATGTATTGTGACCCTTGCTACTTTTGGCCCACAAGGAAAGCTAGAAGTTGCTGAAAGAGTAAAAGCAATTGAGGCTTTAAGAGCATTAAGAGAGGCAGAGCTTACTGAAAAAGCAGAAAAAATAATGCTGATGAGTGAAAAAGAATTAGAGCAATTTAAGGTAAATGAATGGCTTACCAAAGTTAAAGACAAAAATGAAAAAACCCTTTATGAAAGTTTTGCTGAGACTGGATCTTTTGTTGCAGTAGCAGCAAAAAAACAAAACAGGAGAATCTAAAAATGAAGATCATTGCTCTGATCATGTTAGTTGTTAGTCAGTTAGGTTATTGCTTGGAAAATGAATGGGACAAAACCCAGATAGAAAAAAGAATCCACAAAGCAGGATTCAAAATAGATAACTACTATGATTTGGCTGTGCTTTCTAACTCAGCCATTAGAAATCTTGTAAAAGTTGCCAGTGTTGAGCTTAAAAAAAGAAAGCACAATGAAGAGGCCCAAGAGATTGAGGCCCTGTGGAAATATTATGATAAAAGACTAATTGAGATTGCTACATTCCAAAGAGACATTGGCTGGTTTGATCCAATTAGTGATGCCCTGGCCCTAATCTATGAACTTACAGAACTAAAATTAGGCTATGAAATCTGCCATGCACTAAGACTTGATGATTTAAAAACCATTAATCATGGACTTAGAGTTGCATTTAGGCCCTGCTTTTATGGCTATGAGGAGTATTACAAGCACATGGCCAAGGATCCAAAATACAGAGCCCTGATTCCTGTGCTTAGTTATTGGACGGTAGTAATTGGCTGCAGTTATGCAACTTATGGCATTGGCTATGTGTTTATTTGTAGCCCTGCAGGATTTGTAATTGAAAAAGTTGTTGAGAATAAAATTGCCCCAAAAGCAACAACCAAGCTTTATAACCTGGCCTGTAAATCATGAATGTTCATTGTAAATATGATTCATTAATTAAATGCAATTCACTCAAGCCACATCCAAAGAACAGGAATAAACACCCTGAGGACCAGATTGAGAGGCTTGCAAAAATCCTGGAATATCAAGGAGTTAGGGCACCCATTGTGGTGTCAAAGAGGTCAGGAAATATTGTAAAGGGACATGGGACCTTAAAGGCCATTAAGAAAAATGGTTGGACAGAGGCTCCTGTGGTTTACCAAGACTTTACAGATGAGGACCAGGAATGGCTCTTTCTGCAAAGTGACAATGCAATAGCAATGTGGGCTGAGTTGGACCTAAAGGGTATTAATGCTGACCTAGAGGACCTTGGCCCCTTTGACATAGACCTAATTGGTATTAAGAACTTTACTGAGAATGCCAGTGACAAGGACCTGCTGTCTGATTTTTACAGCACTAAGATAGAAAGCCCTGTTTACACACCTAAAGGGGAAAACCCACCCATTAAAAAGCTTGTGGACAAGTCTAAGACCAAAAAGCTGGTTGAAGACATTGAGGCTAAGGACCTAGACAAAGAGATAAAAGAATTTCTTATAGCTGCAGCACAAAGACACAATGTGTTCAATTATGAGCTTATTGCTGAGTATTATGCCCATGCACCCAAAGATGTGCAGGAGCTTATGGAAAACTCAGCTTTGGTAATTATTGATTTTAAAAAGGCTATTGAGCATGGCTTTGTGCAACTAACTCAAGACCTAACAGAGGCTTACAAGACAGATGAACAATGATTTTGCTGTGTTTATCCTGACCAATGGCAGGCCACACAACCAAAAAACCTACAAGTCACTGCAAAGGGCCAACTACACAGGCCAAGTATTTTTTTTGGTAGACACAAAGGATCCAACTGGATTGGAATATGTGGGCAACTTTGGCCACAAAGTAATTTTCTTTGATAAGGATGAAATAGCTAAAACCTTTGACCAGGGTGATAATTTTCAGGACCAAAGAGCTATTATTTATGCCAGAAATGCTTGCTTTCAAGCAGCACAAGACCTTGGAATTAAATACTTTATTCAATTAGATGATGATTATGTGGGCTTTTATTTTAGGTTTGATGAAAAGCACCAGTTTATTTTAAGAGAGGGGCAAGTAAAGAACATTGAAAAGGTGTTTGAGGCCCTGCTTAAGTTCTATAAAAACACACCCTGTCACTCTATTGCTTTATCTCAAAATGGGGATTTTATTGGGGGCAAGGAGGGCACCTTTGCTCAAGGGTTGAGGCTAAGGAGAAAATGCATGAACAGCTTTGTGTGCTCTACTGAAAGACCATTCCAATTTGTGGGCAGAATCAATGAGGATGTAAACACTTACACCTATAAAGCAAGCACAGGGCATTTGTTCTTTACAACCAATCAGGTGTCTTTAAAGCAAACAGCTACTCAAAAGAATGCTGGAGGGATGACGGAGCTGTATCTTGATTCAGGTACTTATGTGAAAAGCTTTTATTCCATTATGTTCCAGCCAAGTTCAGTTAAAATAAAGTTGTTAAACTCTGCTCATGCCAGATTGCATCATTTTGTATCTTGGAAAAACACAACTCCAAAGATTCTAAGTGAGCAATACAAAAAGGGGGCTTGAAATGGCAAGACCAAGAAAGATGATTGATGAAGAACAACTAAGAAAGTGTGCAGAAAAGCAATGGAGCACAAGAGAAATTGCTGCTTTTTTTAGGGTGTCTACTGATACTATTGAGAGACGTTATGCGGCAATTGTTGAAGAGGCTAGGCAAAGCGGAAGAGCAAAACTCAGAGACTTGCAGTGGGCCAGAGCATTAAATGGGAGTGACACCATGCTAAAGCACATGAGTGAGCACTACTTGGACCAAACACCTAGGACTAAAATCAGCATTGAGGATGCCTGGGATGCACTGCCACAAGAAAAGAAAGCACTATTAATTAAAAAAGATTTAGATGGCTCAAATAAATGAATACCAACACATTGCAGAATCATGGCTTAGAAAGCATGAAAGACCAACATTTAGTGTTGAAAGATTTTGTTTTGGTAAACAAAAAGACTTTGTCCTTGATAAATCAGACTTTGCAGTTGCTTGTACGGGGAGAAGGAGCGGGAAAACAGTTGCCTGCATCTCAGATTTGGTTTCAACTGCTCTCTCAAGAGAAAGAGTTAATTGCCTATACCTCACTCTTAATAGACTTTCTGCTAAAAGAATCATCTGGCCAGACCTGATTAGGCTTAATAGAGACTACAACCTGGGGGCAAAGGTTAATGAAAGTGACCTAACCCTGACCTTTCCTAATGAGAGTGTGATTTACATTTCAGGTGCCTCTGATGCTACAGAGATACAAAAATACAGAGGAATGGCACTAATACTTTGTTACATAGATGAGTGTCAGAGCTTTAAAAGCTACATTGAGCCCTTAATTGAGGATGTTATTACAAAGTGTCTGATAGATTACAGGGGCAGACTTAGGCTGATAGGCACACCAGGACCAGTTCCAACTGGCTATTTCTACAATCAAACTCAAAACCAAAATTATTCACAACATTATTGGACCATGTTTGATAATCCTTGGCTACCAATAAAATCTGGACTAACTCATGAGCAGCTACTGCAAAGAGAGTTAACCAGAAAAGGGGTTGATGTTTTAGATCCAGGCATCCAAAGAGAGGTCTTTGGTAAATGGGCCTTTGATCCAGATGCCCTTATTTTCAAATACAATGAGGACAGAAATGATTACAGACGATTACCAGACAATGGCCATGGCTTTCATTATGTTATCGGTGTTGACCTGGGGTTTGACGATTCTGATGCTTTGGCAGTGCTTGGCTGGCACAAAAACTCCCCACAACTCTACCTTGTTGAAGAAATTGTCCAAAACAAACAAGGAATCACTGAACTTGCCCAACAACTTAAAACCCTTGTTGAGAGATATAATCCTGACAGAGTAGTAATGGACACTGGTGGTCTGGGCAAAAAAATAGCAGAAGAGGTTACAAAAAGATTTGGTATTCATGTAGCTGCTGCAGAAAAACAAAGAAAATTTGAATACATTGAATTACTTAATGATGCCCTTAGAACTAAAAAGTTCATGGCAAAGAAAGATTCTAGATTTGCTCAAGACACAAAGCTTTTAGAATGGGACAGAGAAAACCCAAGCCCAGATAGATTAAAAGTCAAAGACACATTCCATTCAGACATCTGTGATGCTGTGCTGTATGCCTTTAGAGAGGCTTACCATTGGGCATTTGAGCCCAAGCCTGAAATCATCAAGCCCTACACTCAAAAATGGTTCAAACAACAACAAGATGAGATGTGGGACCAAGCATTTCAAAGACAGAAAGAAATTGATGATGTGTCTAATGGATTTGAGTTTGATGATTTTTAAAGTTGCCAGGTGCCTGGAGAAAGGCCGATAGGAGCATGAATTCCTAAGCAGTCAGTTGGCCTGACTGAACCTCACAACTTCTTGTAAGAGCCGTGCACTCTTAAGCAAAATTATGCAATTTTTATTGGAAATGGCAAATTTTTCCTAATTTTTGTCACAAATAGCCTTAATTTGTAACCAAAGGAAAAAAACCATGCCCTTACCACCACCATTTGACAATAAAGATAAGAAAGTCGGTGTAATTACTACAGAAAGCAGGAGTGACAGGGGCAGAGACAGAAACATTGCCCTTGAGACTGCATCAGAGGAACTATTAAGAGCCATTGAGAAAAGAGATGCAGTAGCATTGGCATCAGCATTCAGAAATGCTTTTCAGTTGGTTGAGCTTGAGCCACATGAAGAGAGTGAGTATGGGGAGATGCTGTAACACATGCCACTAATCCAAGGTAAATCCAAAAAGAGTTTAGAAAAGAACATTAAAACAGAGATTGAGGCTGGCAAGGATCCTAAACAGGCAGTTGCCATAGCTTACTCAGTCAAGAGGCGTAACATGGCCAAAGGCGGTGGCCTGTATGCAAACATTCATGCAAAAAGAGAAAGAATTGCAGAAGGCAGTGGTGAGAAAATGAGAAAGCCTGGAACAGAAGGGGCTCCAACTGCAGATGCTTTTAAACAATCAGAAAAAACTGCAACAATGGCACAAGGGGGAGAAGTGAAAAAACATGCAACTCAAGAGGATGCAATGCAATGTGAAAAATGTGGGCATCACATGATGATGGGTGGAAATATAGCCATGTCTCATGGTGGTTCTTATGCAGAAGGTGGAAATGTAAATGAAAAGCTAAACCCACATCATCAGCCTGCAATGGATCCAAGACTTAAGAAAGACATCCATGCAATGCAAGCCCCTGGAATGAATGTAACTGCTGTGGGCAAGCTTGCTTATGGTGGAAATGTTGTTGATGCAATCATGAAAAAAAGAATGGCAGAAGGTGGTGAAATTGAATCAGAAAGAGACAATGAGCCAGCCTTTGAAAGAGAAATAGATTTTTCTAATACACATTATTTAGAAGATGACACCCATGATGCTGATGAGAACCCAAGTGATGATGATCACTCTTTGGTTGGTCAGATCATGAGTGAAAGAGAAAAGAAAAAGAGAATGTAACAATGGATTTGAAGTATCTAAAAGACTTGCTCAAGGTCCTAAGAGACAAGGGTGTTTTAGAGTTTGAATCCAATGGAATTAAAATCAAACTCTCTGAGGATGTCCCTGAAAGCAAGTACAAGAAAAGGCAACAAGAGCTAGAAGAGGATGAACCAGAGCTAACTGATGAAGAATTGCTTTATTACTCTGCAATCCCTGCTGGCCCTGAGAATGAACAGCAACAATGAGCTTAAAAACAACTCTTAAAGACAAACCAGGCAGAACCACAAAGGTTTATAGAACCCAAGATAAGTATGATGGTGCAACTGCATTTAAGTGGTGGGAGGAAAGCTCTAGCAATGAAAGAGCTAAGCAATTAGTTGCAACTGTAGATTACCTAAAAAGCATCCAAAACTTTAGATTAGAAAGAGCAAGTTCTTACTCCAGATTGTATTGTGGCCAGCCTTTAATGGGCTTTGTTGGTAAAAGCTTAAATGTTGTTGATAGGTTAAGAGGTCTAACCCCAAACAGACCTACATTTAATTTAGTATCTGCAGTTGTTGATACCTTGGTCAGCAAACTTACTCAAGAAAGACCACAGCCAATCTTTTTGACTGACAATGGTGATTACAAAGAAAGAAATCTAGCTAAAAAGCTAAACAACTTTATTTTAGGTGAGCTTTATCAGACCAGAGCCTATGAAGTTGGTGAAAGAGTTCTTACAGATGCTTTAGTGTTTGGAACAGGCTGTGTAAAAGTTCTTGAGACACAAGAAAACAAAGTTGGGATTGAAAGAGTATTGCTCACAGAGCTTTTTGTGGACATGCAAGAAAGTGCTTATGATGATCCAAGGAGACTTTACCAAGTAAAGCTTATGGACAGAGCCATGGTTGAGGCCATGTTCCCCAAAGAAAAAAGAAAAGCTCAAGAAAGCATTCCAGCAAGAATTGATAACACAGCAGAAAGCACCAGGAGCCTTGCAGATTTAATTATGGTTGTTGAAGGTTGGAGCTTACCAAGTGGTGAAAACACTGGGGATGGCTTTCATTCAATAGCTTGTAGTGAAGGTGAACTGTTCCATGAGCCATGGGACAAAAAGAAATTCCCTTTTGTATTCTTGCATCACAGAAAAAGACAGATGGGATTCTGGAGCATGGGCACTGCAGAGGCTTTGATGCCCACACAAATTGAACTTAATTCAATCTTAGACACCATTTCTAGGAGCATTAAGTTGTTTGGAGTTCCTAAAGTGTTTGTTGAGGAGGGCTCAAAGGTCAATAAAGCATCCTTTATGAACAAAATCGGTGTTATTATTCCTTATCGTGGCACCGCTCCTGTCTTTGCTGTTAACCAATCTAACGCTCCGGAATTGTACGAAGAAAGAGCACGTCTCATACAATTCGGTTTTGAGCAAGAAGGCCTGTCCATGCTATCGGCCACCAGCCAAAAGCCAGCGGGCCTCAATTCAGGAGAGGCACAAAGAGTATATCAGGACATCAACTCGGACCGGTTCGCGTCGTTAGAAAGGCGGTATACGAATTTCTATGTGGATCTTTCTTACATCATTATTGATAAAGCCATGGATATCGCAAAAAGAGATGGCAAATACACCACAGTTTTTACAGACAGAAAAAAAGGCTGCAAAGAAATTGAACTGCCAGATGTGTCCATCCTACAAAATCCATTTGTTATTCAAGCTTATGTGCAATCAAGCTTGCCAAAGGATCCAGCAGGTAGACTTCAAAAGGTAACAGAAATGATGCAATCAAACATGATTAGCATCCAGGAGGGCAGGAGACTGCTTGATTTTCCTGATCTTGGTCAGATTGAGACACTTGCAAACTCCTCTGAAGAGAGAATCTTTCAATACTTGGACGACATCATTGATGAGGGCAAATACCAAGGACCTGATCAGTTCATGGACCTGGTTAAAGCCACAGAAATCTGCACACAATACCTAAATCTTTACTCAACCTGTCAGCTAGAAGAGGAAAAGCTTCAAATGCTTAGAGATTTCTTTGCTGAAATACAGGATTTGCAAATGGCTGCAATGCCACAACCTCCAATGATGCCTCCCCCTGGACCAGAAAACCAAATGGCTGTTCCAGAACCATTGCCATCTAATCCAATGCTGCCTCAAGGTGGACCTGGTGGAATTCCCATGATGGCTGAGGGTGGAATGGTAGAGGATCAAAAAAAAAATTCAAATTTAGATGAATCTAGCATGCCAGAGTGGTTGCAGGAGACCAGAAAGACCACTGTGCCCATGGCCAAGGCTGCTCAAAATGCACTAAACAACATTCCTGGCCTAGATTTTCTTACCAAAGCATTTGAACTAACTAGCCCTGCTGTTTATGCCTTTCAGCAAGCTGGAAATCCTAAAACAGAAGGTAGTTTAATAGACCAAATCTCTCACATGCCTGGTTCACAATTAGCTGCCGACATTCCTGTGGGTTGGAAAGTGTTGAAGGGAGAGGGCTTATCAATACAAAAAATTGCTGAAAAAATTAGGAATAACAAACAAATAATGGAACAAATAACACAAGATGTTCCAAATACTGTTAAAACCACTGAACAACTTGAAAAATACGTAAGTAAAGCAGATATAAAAAAATGGAATGAATTAGACCAAGAAATTTTTAATTTACAAAAAGAATTAAATCAAAGGCCTAGATCTCAACAACCCAATCTTGAAGTCACTCGTACCCCAGAGGAAATTGCAGCAATTCAAAAAGAAGAGGCTCTTGATTCATTAAAAGATTTTTACAGAGCAGACATGGGAGAAAAATTATTAAAAAAACTTCCATTAGATGAGGCTGCTCAACAAGTTATAAAAGAAAAAAAGCTGTATTTAAAAGAGCAACTTTCAAGTTGGAATTCTAGATTGAAAGATCCATTTGATCAGCAATTAGCCAAACAAAGAATTAAAGAAATTGAAGAAAAAATAAAAGGATTAGATTTAATTAGCCCAGCAGAAGTAGAAGACAAAATGCTTGAGGGACAAAAGCGATGGGAAAAGATTACTGGAGAAACAAAGCAATATTACGAACAAAAAGCCGCTCAGAAGGCCGCAGAAGAAGAACGCTTGAAGAATGTTGTTGTTCCCGTTGAGATTGAAGGCGGTCCATTGCCGAAAAACAAAGCCTTTAGCAGAGAAGTACCAAATCCAAAAGCGGACCTTGAGGATGAAATCAGTTTGATAAATGACAAAATGGATTACCTTAAAAGAAAAGCAGACAGGGGAAATATTAAAGCGGACGAAGAATGGAACAAATTGCTAAAAGAAAGAAACAAATTATTAAAAGAAGCTGACAAAATAGGAAAACCGGAAATTGTAAAACCAAAAAAAGACTAACTAAAACCTAGCGCAGCATCGCTTAAACGTCGTAGCATCGACAAGGAGAACACAACCATGCCACTAGTAGTAGAACCAAGGTCCAGAACTGGACAACCAATAACACAACCAGCAAAACCAGAGGTAACAGTGGGCAGAGTAAGCCCAACCACTGCAAGAGCAGAGGCTTTAAAAGCTAGGCTCATGAATAAACCAGTGGAAAATCCTGCACCACCTAGAATTGCTACAACCTCTGCAAGACAAGAGCAGTATTCACAGCTTAAGAGTTATGCACCTGCACCAACTCAAGCTCCTGCTCCAACTGCACAGCCCATGAGTGATGTTGCACCACCGCCAACTGGGTTAAATCCTGATGCACCAGCTGTAGAGGCACCGAGTCAAGGTCTAGATTTGTCACAAATAGCCAATACTGAAGGGGTGAAAGAGGAGCCGACTGAAGCAACTAGTCAGCCACTAAGTCCCCAGTTTGTTGCCCTTGCTAAAAAAGAGCAGGCAATAAGGAGAAAGCTTCAAGAGTTAAAGTCTCAGCAAGATGCTTTTGAACGTGAGAAAGCAAATTACGTTGCAAAAGAATCTTTGAAAGAGAATCCTTTAACTGCCTTGAATGAGCTTGGATTGTCTTATGATAAGTTGACTGAATTACAGTTAAGTCAACAAAACCCTGATCCCAACCATCAAACTCTCGAACAAATAGAGAAATTGAAGACGCAACTCGAAGAGCGGCTCACTTCCTTTGATAAAAAATTAGAGGATAGAGATAAACAAGCCTATGATGCGGCGGTTAATCA